ATTTCAAAAGGTTATAAATGGTTTGAAGATAATGCAAATAAAGGTTATGATGTTAATATTGTTGGTGTCCGTAATAGTTCTACTGGTAAAAAAGTAACTAATGTATTTGATGATTTAATTACAATATCATATAAAGATGATAAAGGTATTTGGAAATATCATGAATGGATGAATACAACTGAGCCAGGTAAAAAAGGTGTAATGGAGTATCATAACCCAAAAGGTGCAGCAAAACTTATTCCAGGACAATACAGAGGCGTATATTCAATTGATAAACATCAAGGTAAATATGAAGCCTTATGTCAAAGAAATGGTACTGTAACTATTTTTAGAGATCATAATAAAGATCTTACATTTGATGAAGTAATAAGAGATAATGGTATGTTTGGTATTAATATCCACAAAGCAGGTCAAAATTCTACATGGGTAGAAAACTGGTCAGAAGGATGTCAAGTATTTAAAAGAGTAAGAGACTTTGATGAGTTTATGAAGATCTGTAAAATAGCAGAAAAAATACACGGTAATCACTTTACTTATACACTAATAGAATCTAAAGATCTAGTAATAGTATGAAATTAAGAAATGCTTGGAAGATAAAAAATAAACAATGGGATAAAGCCTGTGTAAGAATCCGTCTTGGAGCTTTAGACTTATTCACTATTGAATTTGATATTGATAGAAGCTTTTACATGTTGACCATATTAAACTTTACAATTAAAAATAGATAATAACTACACATATATAATATAGAACTCAGGTAATTAACGTACCTGAGTTTTTTATTTTAAATACTAAAAGTTTAAACTTATTTTGTATATTTGTGTAAACATTTAAAATATATATTATGAGTACAGAAAACCAACATCAAGAAGAAGTAGAGTTAACAGCAGAAGAATTAGCAGAAAGAAAGGCTGATATGCTTAAATTTTACACAGAATCAATTCCTTATTTAACAGCACAACTAGAGTATGAGAAAGTACTATGTGAAATTGATGAGGCTAGATTCAAAAGAACAAGTATTAACTATCAACTTGCAATGATGATGAACCCACCTACTGAAGGTGAAGAAGAAATTAATGCACCATCACCAGAACAAGAAAGAAAACTTAAAACTCAATAAGAACTTATGGCATTAGTAAATCAAGTACAGAAACGTGCTGTAATGCCTAAATGGGAAATTGTTAAATTTCAGATATTATCTCACTGCTATATTAATCATATAGTGGTGAGTGATTCTGACTTAAACTGTTTAACATTATTGAGCATGTCAGGACCTATTGAATTAACTCATTTTTGTTATGATGCTTCTTCTGATGAACAGATGATATTTAAGTCTCCACAAACAGTTAGAAATGCAATTAATAAAGCAATGAAGACTATGTTAGTAATTAAAGATGATGTAGATAAAAAACTTATCAGATTAAATCCTATCTTGCAAGTACAAACAGAAGGAGATATATTATTAGATTATAAATTTTTAGGAAGATGATCCCAAAAAAACCTAATATACTATATAAACAAGTTGCTGAAGATTTAAATGTCTCAGAAACACTTGTAGATAATTTCATGACTTTCTACTATAAAGAGATAAGAAAGAATCTAACTGAGTTAAATCATATCAGAATAAACTTAGATGGTTTAGGAATCATGTCAATTAAACCTAGATTAGTTACTGCACTCTTGGATAAGTATCATAATAGTATTGAAACACTAAATACTGATACTATGGCCAATTATAACTATAAGAAAAGAATAGAAGCTAAAGTTATATTATTAGAGAAAGCAGATAAAATGCTAAAAGCAGATAAAAAAATTAAAGATAAATTTTTAAAGGATAAAGCAGATGGTAAAGCTAAAGGAAATTTGGAACAATAGAAAACAGATTATGGAAGGTATTAAGAACTCTGTAATAAGAGATGCCTTTGTAGAAAAGATTTCAGCAGATAGAATGGAGTTATGTAATGTATGTATAAGAAAAGATACTAAAGGTTCATCATGTGTAATGCCAGGGACGCAACCATGTTGTAATTTATGTGGATGTTCACTTACATTTAAAACAAGATCATTATCATCAGACTGTCCAGACTTAAGATGGAAAGCAGTTATTACAGAAGAAGATGAAGATAAACTAGAAAAATTATAAAGATGAGTATAGTATTTAAAGCAGATGACCATAGTTATACTAGTACTGAAGGTGAAGAATCTATCAAATGGACTAGTGTAACAAGTCTTATATCAAAATTAAAAAAGCCATTTGATAAAGTTAAAGTAGCTGCTAGATGCTCTAAACAAAAAAAATCAAAATGGTTTGGTATAGCACCAGAAAAAATACTTCAAATCTGGGATAGTGAAGCACTAAGAGCTACATCATTAGGGACCTTTTATCATAATCAAAGAGAATCAGATCTATGCAGTCTATCTTCATTGGAAGTAGATGGTGTGATAATACCAATCATAACTCCGGTACCTGAAGTAAACAATTTAAAGTATGCTCCTTCTCAGAAATTAGAACAAGGTGTATATCCTGAACATATGGTTTATTTAAAGTCTGCAGGTATATGTGGTCAATCAGATTTAGTAGAAGTAGTTAATGATAGGATAAATATCATTGATTACAAGACAAATAAGAAGATTGATGTTGAATCATATAAGGATTGGGATGGGATTAGTGACAAATTACAGGAACCTGTATCACATTTGGATGATTGTAATTTTAACCACTATGCACTACAATTAAGTATATATATGTATATTATGTTAAAGCATAACCCAAAATTAAAACCGGGTAAATTGTTTATACATCATGTTACATTTGACTTAGATGGAGTAGATGAATGGGGATATCCTATTACTAAATATACTGATCAAGGAGATCCAGAAATTAAACAAGTAATACCAATGGAGATACCATATTTAAAAGAAGAAGTAATTGCTATAATTAAAAATTTATAATTATGAAATTTTATGAAGTAAGAAATTATGACAAGAACTACCCAGGTAGAACAGTTATATTAGGTTATTCAGGTTTAGTATTATTTAGATATAAAGGTAAAATACTTGTAAAGATTAAACCTAATCAAAAAATAAGTAAAAACTATTCAGAAATTGAAGAAGAGTATTCAAAAGGATATGTTGTAGTTAACAATGATCATTTATTTCTTAATCCATATCTTGCTACTGGATTTATAGATGGCTTTAAAAAACTATTTAATATAAAGTCTAAACCAAAAGTAATAAATCCTTTTTAACATGTTAATAAAACTATTTGATGTACAAAATAATGTAGTAATACCAACTGAACATTGTTATACCCTACATGCACTTAAGGATGTTATGGATGAATATCCGGAAAACTACATTAAGATATATCAGTACTTGTTTTATATGACATGTCCTAATCCTGATATGAATCCATTCTTTCACACACCAGAGATAGATAAAGAAGATTTAATTCTAGCTGAGATAAAAGCTGAATTTTCTACTGAGGATAAAACAATATATCAAGCATTAGTATTCTGCCAAAGATTATATGAGACTCCTACATATAGAGCATATAAAGGTATGGCATCTATGTTAGATAGATTAGCTAGATATATGGAGACTACTCCAATTACTGCAGGAAGAGATGGTAATATAAATTCATTAGTTGCTGCAGCAAAGAACTTTGATCTTATTAGAGCTTCTTTTAAGGGAGTATATAAAGATTTACAGGAAGAACAATCTAGTAAAGTTAGAGGAGGAATTGGTTTATCTTATGATAGTTAATTATGGAAAATATGTACACGGATATTCCCACCTGGGATAATGGAACATGGACTACTACATCTTTTGGTACAAGAAAAGAATTTGGTGAGTTTGTGTTTGCATTATTTAAAGAGCCTGGTGAATATGATTTTGATGATGTCAGTAATAAAGTATTTATATCTGAGTCAACAAGATTTAATATAGAAAAAGTATATTGTGTAGCTCCATTTAAATCTAAAGATTTTATTAACTATTGGGAAGACCAAAAAGCTAAATGCAGATTAGGTATGATAATTAAATCAGGACCTAAAACCTGGTTCCTTACAAGAGATTATTATATGTGGTTAAACTTCTTACCTATTTTTGATAAGGAAGAACAAAAATTTGGATTTGCTAAGATAAGAGATGCACAATATCATATGGCTTTATATGAGATACTTGCAGAAATAAACTACATGCACGTAGCTATTCTTAAAAAAAGACAGATAGCTAGTTCATATTTTCATGCAGGTAAACTCATTAATCAGTTATGGTTTGAAGCAGGGGTCACATTAAAAATGGGTGCATCACTTAAAGATTATATCAATGAGAAAGGTACATGGAAGTTTTTATCTGAGTATGCAGCATTCTTAAATGAACATACTGCATGGTATAGACCTATGTCTCCAGATAAAATAATGATGTGGCAACAAAAAATTGAGATAAGAAAAGGAGATAGAAAAGCTGAAATAGGACTTAAAGGTACTATGCAAGGTATGTCTTTTGAAAAAGATCCAACAAATGGTGTAGGGGGTCCGGTAAAATTCTTTTTTCATGAGGAAGCAGGAATTGCTCCCAAGATGGATACAACCTTTGGATATATTAAACCAGCACTTAAGTCTGGTATGATTACTACAGGATTATTTATTGCTGCAGGATCAGTAGGAGATCTTGATCAATGTGGTCCTTTAAAAAAAATGATACTTGATCCAATCAGTAATGATATATATCCAGTTAAAACTAATCTAATAGATAAAGATAATACATGGGGAGAATCAGGATTATTTATACCTGAACAATGGTCTATGCCTCCTTATATAGATATCTATGGTAATTCACTTGTCCAAGAAGCATTAATTGCTTTAGATGAATATTTTGAAGAAATCAAGAAAAATAAAGAACCTAAAGATTATCAACTTGAGGTATCTCAACATCCAAGAAATATAGAAGAGGCATTTGCATTTAGAAAAGAGGCTAAGTTCCCACCTCATCTTGTAAATGCTCAGATAAAAAGAATAGAAGAAAAAGAATACTCTTCAGAGTTTCTTGATATATCTAGAGATGAAACTGGTAAAGTAAAAGTAAAAGCTACTAATAAATTACCAATAGCAGAGTTTCCTATATCTAAAAAGACAGAAGATAAAACAGGTACATTAGTAGTATGGGAAAGACCGGTACCAGATCCTACATTTGGAATGTACTATGGTAGTATTGACCCTGTTGCAGAGGGAAAGACAACTACCTCAGACTCACTATGTTCCATATATATAATGAAAGCTCCAGTTGAAGTAACTAAGGTTACTAATGGTGAGGCTGAGACATTTATAGAAAGAGATAAAATTGTAGCAGCATGGTGCGGAAGATTTGATGATATTAATAAAACACATGAGAGATTAGAGTTAATAATAGAATGGTATAATGCATGGACTATAGTAGAGAATAACATATCTCAATTTATAAATCACATGATATCAAGAAAGAAACAAAGATATCTTGTACCAAGAAACAAAATAGTATTCTTAAAAGATTTAGGATCTAATGCAAATGTATTCCAGGAATACGGATGGAGAAATACAGGTGTGCTATTCAAGAATCATATGATCAGTTATACTCAAGATTTTTTAACTGAAGAGATAGATCATATACAGAAAGATGATGGTACTACTGTAAAAATACATTATGGTGTAGAAAGAATACCGGATATAATGTTAATGAAAGAAATGCAGGCTTATCAAGATGGACTCAACGTGGATAGGTTAGTAGCTTTTGCTGCATTAGTTTCATTTCTTAAAATTCAACAAGCCAATATGGGTTACACAAAAAGAATTGTGAGAGATGAGGCAAGTAAAAAATTGGAAAATTCAAAAAATTTGTATACCTTAAAGAGTAGTCCTTTTAGACATATGGGTAGAAGTGGATTAGGTGAAAATCAAAAATTTAACAGATCACCATTTAAAAATTTAAAATAAAAAAATATGCAAGTATATAACGCTTTACAAATTAAGAATGGTGCAAAGACAGAACATAACAGGTTAGGTAGTATAACTCAACCTTTACAGTTTATTCCTAAAGTAGAAAAAGATGATAAGTGGGCAGCTTGGAATCTTGACTGGTTAGAGTGGAATGGTCTTAAACAGATTAAGAGAAATGCCCGTAGGTTAATGAAAAACTATAAGTTAGCTAAAGGTGTTATTGATAAGTCTGACTACATTGTAGAGGAAGATAATGATTATAGAGATATAATTGAGACTCTTACTAAAGAAGATTCTTCTGCACTTGAACTTAAATTTTATCCAATTATACCCAATGTAATTAATGTTCTTGTAGCTGAGTTTGCTAAAAGATCAAGTAAGTTAACATACCGTGCTGTTGATGAAGGATCATATAATGAAATGATGGAGCAAAAAAGACAGATGGTAGAAGACACATTAATGCAAGATGCACAGATGAAGATAACATCTGCATTAGTAGAACAAGGTCTTAATCCAGAATCTCCAGAAGCACAAGAACAATTAAATCCAGAAAAACTTAAAACATTACCTGAAATAGAACAATTCTTTAAAAAAGATTATAGATCTATAGTAGAACAATGGGCTTCTCATCAACATGAAGTTGATACTGAAAGATTTAGAATAGATGAGTTAGAAGAAAGAGGATTCAGAGATATGCTTATTACAGATAGAGAGTTCTGGCACATGCGTATGATGGAAGATGATTATGATGTAGAATTATGGAATCCTGTACTTACATTTTATCACAAGTCTCCTGATGCAAGATATATATCACAATCTAATTGGGTTGGTAAAACAGACATGTTAACTGTAGCTGATGTTATTGACAAATATGGATATATGATGAATGAAGATCAGATGGCATCATTAGAAGCTATTTATCCTATCAGATCAGCAGGATATAACATTGGAGGTGTGCAGAATGACGGATCATTTTATGATGCTACTAAATCACATGAATGGAATACTAACATGCCTTCATTAGGAATGAGACAATATTCTACTGCTGCAGCTAATAATGAATTTAACAGTGGTGATATTGTTAACCAAATACTTAGAGAAGGAGAAGATTATTATGATCAAGGTACTGCATATTTATTACGTTGTACTACAGCATACTGGAAATCTCAAAGAAAAGTAGGTCACTTAACTAAAGTTACTGACTCAGGTGAAGTAATTACAGAAATTATTACTGAAGACTATAAAGTAACAGACTCACCCGTGTATGATACAAGACTCTTTAAAAATAAAACTAAAGACAATATTGTATATGGTGAGCATATAGACTGGATTTGGATTAATGAGGTATGGGGTGGTATTAAAATTGGACCAAACATTCCTTCTTTTTGGGGTATGAATAACCCTGGTGGATTTACTCCTATATATATTGGTGTTGATAAACAAAACATAGGACCACTTAGATTTCAATTTAAAGGTGATAATAGTTTATACGGATGTAAACTACCAGTAGAAGGTGCAGTATTCTCAGATAGAAATACTAAGTCAACTGCATTAATAGATTTAATGAAACCTTTTCAAATAGGATATAATATTGTTAATAACCAAATAGCAGATATTTTAGTAGATGAGTTAGGTACAGTTATTTTATTAGATCAGAATGCATTACCAAGACACTCTATGGGTGAAGACTGGGGTAAAAACAATTTAGCTAAAGCTTATGTAGCAATGAAGAATTTTCAGATGCTGCCTTTAGATACCAGTATTACTAATACAGAGAATGCTCTTAACTTCCAACACTTTCAGAAATTAGACTTAGAACAGACTAATAGGTTAATGTCAAGAATACAATTAGCTACATATATGAAACAACAAGCATATGAAGTTATAGGTATTAATCCACAAAGAATGGGTCAGCAGTTATCTCAACAAACTGCAACAGGTGTAGAACAAGCAGTTGGATCATCTTATGCTCAAACAGAAATGTACTTCATACAACACTCAGATTACTTAATGCCAAGAGTACATCAGATGAGAACAGATCTTGCACAGTTTTATCAATCTACTAAACCTTCTGCTAGGTTATCATATATGACTTCTGCAGATGAAAAAGTAAACTTCCAGATTAATGGTACAGATTTATTAATGAGAGATCTTAATATATTTGCAACTACTAAAGCTAACTATAGAGCAGTATTAGAGCAATTAAAAAATATGGCCATAACTAATAACACTACGGGAGCTTCAATATATGACTTAGGAAGATTAATGCAATCAGAAAGTATATCTGAATTAAACAGTGTACTTAAAGATTCTGAGCAAAAAGTTAAAGCACAGAAAGATGCAGAAATGAAACATCAACAAGATATGCAAGATCAAGCATTACAAGCAAAAGCTCAAGATGAAAAACTTAAAAGAGATTCAGAAGACATTAGAGGAGAAAAAGATAGACAGAGAGATATACTTGTTGCTGAAATTAGGTCCGCTGGGTTTGGTGCTACACAAGATATTAATGAAAATCAACAATCTGATTACAATGATACTTTAAGAGAAATACAAAACTCAGAACAATTCACTAGTCAAATGAGTCTTGAAAGACAAAAAGAATCTAATAGAACTTCTAACAATAATCAGAAAACAGAATTAGAGAGAGAAAAACTCATAGTTCAACAAAATATTGCTGATAAACAATTACAAGTGGCCAGAGAAAACAAAAATAAATATGATGTTAAAGGAAAATCTGATAAGAAGAAATAACACTTAGCCATATAATGCCAAAAATGAAAAAATAAAATTAAACAAATCTAAATTTTTGAAGTTTATTTGCATTAAAATAGTTATATTATTTATAGTAACATAAAGACCAACATATGAATACTGAAGAACAAACAACTCAAGAAAATACTACTGTATCACAAGTAGATGTAAACTTGGATGAATTATTTGGAATGCCTGGGGCAGAAAACGTGATGCTACCAGAAGAAGAAGAAGAAAAGAAATCTCTTTTTACTAAGGATAAAAAAACTGATTATGAGTTCCTTGACAGCAAAACTGGTGTAACAAGTAAACCAGATACGGCAGAGCAGACTATTACTAAGGAAGAAGTCCAAGAAACTATTGATGAGTTAGATGAACTTATTGCTCAAGAAGAAGATGCAGGTAACAAAGGAAGACCAAAGATAGATAAGTCAGGTCTTCATGAGTTAGCAGCTAAGATGATAGAAGAAGGTACTCTATTTGGATTTGATGATGATAAAGATTTAGAAGATTATACTACTAAAGACTTTAGAGAATTATTTGAAGCCAACTTTCAAGAGAAAGAAAGAAAAATTAAAGAGACAGCTCCTAAAGATTTTTTTAATGCATTACCTGATGAATTAAAAACTGCAGCTAAATATGTAGCAGATGGTGGACAAGATCTTAAAGGTTTATTCAGAACTCTTGCTCAAGTAGAAGAAGTATTTGAACTTGATCCAGATGATGAGAATCACCAAGCAGAAATTGCAAGACAATATCTTTGGGCTACTAATTTTGGTACACCAGAAGAAATAGAGTCAGAAATTGAAGACTGGGCAGATGTAGATAAGTTAGGACAAAAAGCTAGACAGTTTAAACCTAAGTTAGATAGAATGCAAGAAGAGATAGTATCTAGAAAACTTGCAGAACAGGAAACTAAAAAAGAACAACAAGTACAAGCTGCTAAACAATATACAGATAATGTATATAATGTATTATCAGTAGGTGAATTAGATGGTGTTAAACTAGATAAGAAAGTACAAAACATGTTATACAGTGGATTAGTTCAACCAGCTTATCCTTCTATATCAGGTAAACCTACTAACTTACTTGGACACTTGTTAGAAAAATATCAGTTTGTAGAACCAAGACATGATCTTATTGCTGAAGCTCTTTGGCTATTAGCAGATCCAGAAGGATATAAAAGTAAGATTAAAGATCAAGGTACTAAGATTGCTACTGAAAAAACTGTAAGAATGTTAAAGACTGAAGAAGGTAAAAAAATTGCTTCATCTATTCCACATGAGGAAAGAGCACAAACTAGAAAAACAACATCAAACAATACAGTCTCAAGAACAGGTGGCAACAATATGTTTAAAAGATTTTAAAAAAGTATTATAAATAAATAAATAAATAAATACAAATGGCAACTCCAGTATTAAATAATGGGATTTTCTTGCGTGATACGGCATACAATGCTAGTTCACATGTAGATTCTTACCATTTACAGAACATGCTAAAAGATGCAGAACCAATGGATTTAGGTCCAGTAGACTTATGGGCTATGGCTCAAAAAGTTGAAATGCCTTTATACCAGTTGTCTTCTTTTGGTGGAAAAAATGTTATCAATGTAGATAACGCACGTGGTGAGTACAAATGGCAAACTCCACTATCAATTGATCTTCCTTACATAGTTGAAGATATTGAGCCAGCAAATGCAGCAAAAGGTATTGAAGGTTCTACTTTCAAAATCAAGTTAAACAAGCGTGAATTTGGACATGGTGATATCATCACTTATGACAAATACAATGGTTGTGAGATGTACATTACTGCTGATGATATTTTACCAATTGGTGATGGTTTTATCTATACTGTACAGTTAGTTAACAATGATAACTACAAGTATCTTGATAATGCTTATTTAGCTAATGGTACTAAAGTATTCCGTAAAGGTTCTGCTAGAGGTGAGTATGGTGAGAGATTCTCAGACATCCAAACTAACACAGGATTCCGTGAGTACTATAACTTTGTTGGTGGTGCTGAAGCTCACGTTCATTACTCTATCTCTTCTAGAGCAGATTTAATGATCAAAGGTGGAATGAATGCAGATGGTACAGTTCCTGTAACTGAAATCTGGAGATCTCACTTAAAAGGTTTAGATCCATCTATTTCATCTTTGGATGACATGGTTAAAGTAATGGGTAAAGACTCAGTTAAAAAAGCATTTGACAATGGTGATTTATCAAGAACTTTCTTGACAAACATGGAAGCTGCTCACTTAACTAAAATTGCTTCTGATATTGAGACTTACCTTATGTGGGGACACGGGGGTAGAGTACGTCAAGATGGACCTGATGATGTAAGATTATCTGTAGGTTTGTGGAAACAATTAGACAACTCTTTCAAAAGAATTTATAACAAAAATAACTTTAACTTGGATTTATTCAGAGGTGAGTTATATAACTTCTTTAATGGTAAAGTTGAATTCCAAGGACCAGATCCTAAACGTCAACTTGTTGTTCAAACAGGTATGGGTGGTATGCGTATGGTTAATGAATCAATTAAACAAGAAGCTATTTCTTCAGGTTTATTAATTCAAGCTGCTGATATTGGTGCTATCACTGGTAAAGGTATGGACTTAAACTTTGGATTTGCTTACACTTCTTACGTTATACCATTCTTGGCTAATGTGAAATTTGTACTTAATCCTGCATTTGATAATGTTCACACTAATGATATTGAGAATCCTATTATTGATGGTTTCCCATTATCTTCTTATTCATTCATTATCTTTGATATCACAGATAACACTAATGACAACATTTACATGTTGAAATTATCTTGGGATAATCAATTGAAATGGTGGTACCAAAATGGTACAATGGATTATATGGGTAGATCTCAAGGATTCCAGTCTTCTGGACAATTCAACGGATACCGTGTAATGATGTCTCAAACAATGCCTGCTATTTGGGTTAAAGATCCAACTAAAGTATTGAAAATTGTTATGAGAAATCCAATCACTGGTGGATCATTCTAATATGTCAAACTAGAAACATAAAAAGGGAGGGGATTTAACTCCTCCTTTTTTATTATATTTACAATTATAAACATTTTAAAACCAACACAAAATGGATTTTACACACGTAGAAGTATTAAATGTTAACAAGAGTAATAAAATCTCTGTTAAACCTTATTTTGACAACTCAATGTCAAACATGGGATTAGAACATTATGGCCAATCATTATTTGATGGTGTTAAACATTATGAGCAACTAGCTTGCTTAGAACAAAATGGAGTAGTAAGATATGTAACAGGATTAAATGAATTTGCTCCTGAGATTAAATTATTACCAGCAGATGAAAGAATTGCAAAAGTTAGAGAGATCAGAATTGCAGTAGCTGAATTAGAAAAAGAATTAGCAGCTAATGTAGTAGATATTGATAGCCCAACATTTTGGAATGATATTAAGTTACTTAATCCAAGTAATAAAGAATTCTGGAATAAAATAAATATGTCATGTGGTAATGATCCAGTATATTTAGATCCTGCTAATCCATATGATAGAATTAAACTATATGCTGTTGAAGCTGGAGGATTCTCTCTTATATCAAGAAGTTATGATGATGCTAGATCAAAAGCAGTTCCACCAAAATTTTATTTAGATAAAGTTACAGAAACAAGTGGAATTAAAACTGAATACAAAAAACTTAAAAATAAAGCACTTGCTGAATTACAAAAACTATTTGATAAAAATAGTACTAAATTATTCTACATTGCTAAATCCGTTGATACTGCAAGTATACAGTATAAAAAACATACACCTAATGATGTAATCTATGACAATATGGATAGACATATTAATGGTGAAGGTACAGAAGGAAACAAAGAAAGAGCTGCAAAAGGATTCTTAGAAGCTGCTGCTTTAGATATGGAAACATTAAAAATTAAAGCAATTGTAAAAGATTCCATATTTTTTAAGTATATTATTAATAAGTCAGATGGACATATCTATCATACTAAGACAAATAGCTTACTTGGTAGAAATGTTTCAGATGTAACTGAGTTCTTAAGAAACCCTTTAAATGAGGATATCTTAAAGGATTTAAATGCACAAGTTGAAAAACTGTGGAATATGTAAATAAATCTAGAGTATACCAGTAATGCTGGTATGCTTTTTTAAACTATATATCATGGCTAACGCAAAAGTAAATGTACAACAAAGAGCAACAGGCAGAGTAGGTGGAACCAATTCTCCAGTGTATGCATTAAAAACTCCAGGTGGAAAATCTCCAGGTAAAGTAAACAAACCACAGCCATCTCCTAAAATGAAAATGGGAGGTACTAAAGGTAAAAAATGTTAATAATATTAAAATAAATTATTATGGCAAAGATAGGATGTGCTAAATGTGGAGGCACTAAAAAAATGGCACTAGGAGGATCTGCAGTAAAAAAAGCTCCAGTACAATTATATGGTATACCTCAAGAAAATATGGGGACTTCTTCTCAAATGGGATTTGGTAGAAAAGGTGGTACTCTTAATGAAATGGCAAGAGGTGGTACAAAAAAATCTACAGCATCAAAAGCTGTTCAAGCTGCTTCTAGAAAAGTACTTGCAAATAAAGCACTTGCTGCTAGAACAGCAGGAGCAAATAAAGCAAATGCTGGAAAAATTGCAAGTAAATCTAACCTTCCAGCTAAAACTGTTAAACCTGGATTACCAGCTAAAACTGTTAAAGTTGCGGCTAAAGTTCCAGTTAAAGCTCCAGCTAAGGTTTTAACTATAGCACAAATGAAAGCATTAGAGGTTGCAAAAAAAGCTTCAACAGGTAGTAAAGTAGTAGGTACAGGATTAAAAGTTGCATCTAAAGTCCCTGCAAAAATAGCTAAAATTAATTTTACTGAAATAGCAAAAAAAGGTGGTAAGAATTGGAAAAAACTTGCAGGATATGCGGCTATTGGAGCAGGTGCTTATGCACTTGATTCTTATAAGAATAGTAAAACAACTAAACCTGCTGCTAAACCAAAAGTTAAACCAGGAACTAATACAGGAGCTTTATCTAAAATGGTTACTCCTAATAAAGTTGGTGATAATGTAAAAGTTACTCCTAAACCAGTTGCTAAATCTTCTGGTTCTACTAAAAAATATACAAGTCCTAATACTGGAACTACAACAACTATAAATACTAAACCAAATGGTGAGAAACAAACTAAAGTTACTACATATGCTGGACAAAGTTTTTATAAAAGTACTCATGTAAATCCAAAGGGTAGTCCATTATTAGATAAAGTTAAAAAAGCAGCAGAAGATACTAAAGGTAATAAAGCAGGTGATGGTAGTTCATTAAAAAGACCTACTAATTTAAAACCTATTACTAAAACAGATACTAATGCAAATGGAACTAAAACTACAATATATATTGATGCATCTGGAAATAGACATGTAAAAGTTGTAAAAAAAGATGGTACAACTTTTACATCTAATGATAAACCTAAAGTAGCAACTACTCCTAAAGTAAAAACTAAAAAAACTACTCCTAAAGTAACTGCTAAAGTTGCTGATAAAGTTTCTGATGAA